GCATCAATATCGTTAATAGATTTTAAGAAATAAAGATTTACAGCGTCGTCATAAGGAACAATACCACCCTTAACAGATTCATTAAAACCACAGGGATTCAATTCTGTTAAATATTTAGATATTTGGTCATATACGGCTTTATAACGATTTACACCATCAGTAATACCATAATATTGCATTGCATCTGCATAATTCAAAACTCTAGAACCACCAATATTATAATCTACACCAGTCCATTTTAATCCCAATACAGGGGCGGTTTCCCTTGTTACATGAATTCCTTTGAACATATCATACCAATATTTAGGTGTTTCTAAATTATAGGTTTTACACACTGCTTTTGAAGCAAAAACTGCCCAATCATCATACTGTTTAAGTTGATTACAAATTATATAAGAATTTTTTAATATTGCGGTAACAATTTTTTCGTGCTGTAATGCCCACTCTTTTACAACAACAAGAGTTGTAGCCATCTGATTTGAAAATTCTTTTGTTGAAATCACATCAGTATAACCTATCAGTGCATCAAATGCAATTTTATCACCAGGAGTCCAAGTAGTTGCGCCAGTAATTTTCATATTTATAGTTTTTCCTGTTAATTTACCGTTAACAACTTCTTTCAATGGTATAGTAAATCCTGTTGTTTGAGACTTTATAAGTTCTTTTACCGAGTTAATATAATCGTCATTCTCAGAAGGTGTAAAGTTAATAGCATTTGCATCATATGTCTTAACATCAGGGTTCACCGGAATATTATTCGCGAATGCAAAATTCACCGCAACAACCCAGTCTCCGTCACCAACAACAGACGAAATTAAGCTACCTCTCATAAGTTGAGGATTTGTCTTCCATTCAGCAGGTCCAATAACTTTATCTTCTCCATCTGACATACCAATAGCACCTATTCCTTGTACGTGATATTTTCCTATTCCAAATTTATCATTCAGTGATTGCTGAGTAGTTGCTTCGTAGAAAGCTACACCATCACCCATAATTGATACAGCAAATGCTGATTTTTCTGATGTTGGGTATTCTTTTCCCGATGCAAATTCTTCAACGAATTTAAGTTGCATATTTCGCAAATCAGATACACCGTCTAATCTTACGATTTCTAAATTAATATTAGATGCCTCCATTAATGAGCCTTTCGTGGTTCTTGGTCCACCATTGGCTGAAATCATACCACTATTACAGTTCCAAGCATATTCTGCTATACGAATCAATGGTTGATTTGCTACACTTGTTGATACCTTTTCTGAAGGTAAAGGAAGCATTGCGCTTGTTGTTCTATTATCAAGCCTGTTTTTGTCAATTGACAATCCTGATAATTGTTTAGATTTGTCTACTCTTAATCCTGGGGCAAACCAATAGACTCCGCCCAAGATTACTACTAATACTATACCAACTATAATTGCTTCGAATTGCGTGGTAAAGTTCTTGATTCTTAAAATTTTTCCCATTTTGTTTAATTTTTAAATTATTATCGATTATTTTTTTTGTTAAAATATATTTTCAAATCCACCACTTTTAATTTCATCGCCCTGTGTAAGTTGATAATCAGGATTATCATATTTTTTAGCATCAGGTATTATTTCATTACCAATTCTTATGTTATTAGCTAATGTATCAAGATTAGCATATAATTCGTCACTATCAATCGCGTAATTTTTGGTTAAGGAATCAATATCTTTCAAATTGCCAGAAGTGATTGCAATATCAGAAGATATAGTGTTTGTTACTACATCAATAGCATATTCCAATTCCCAACCCTTAGTAAATAGCATCGCTGATTTTGCGGCCTCTGTTGCGTTTTTAGATTTTTCTGCAAATTCATAATCTTTCTTTAAAATTTCAATTGTTGCATCAAAGTCTAAAACTTTAATATCCATAGAGGTTTCGACCATTGTCAATTTCTGACCAAATTTTTTCATAATTGCCCCTCTTGCTCCATATTTCTGAACAAAATCCTTAGCTTGTTCTAATTGATATGAAACTCGCTGACTTTCAGATACTACTTTCAATAGATCCGAGTTTGCATTTACATATTCATCAGTCCCTTTTGCAGATACACCGCCAGTCTTGACCATATTATCCATCTGAGTTTTTAAAGTTTTAGCTTTAGCATCTAATCTCAGAATAGTTGCTTGTAAAGATTTAGCATCTTTTTCATTCTTATCAGCTTCTATTTCCATATCATTTTTTAATTCTGATATTTTACCTTTGGCTATACGGAAAGTCTGCTGATTTTGAATCATCAAGCCTTTTTGCCTGTATAATTCTGCAAAAGGATCATATTTAATAAGGCTCTTATGAAGAAATCTGGTGAATGCTCTCAAACCTTTGAGAATTACAGGAAGTGCGATAATTGTGCCAATAATTGCAATACCTACTGCTGCTATAGCAAAATATTCACCAAGCGCTTTCATAACAGGCGGGATAACATAGGTCCATACTGCATAGCAAGCGGCAATTAATACGCCTAATTTAATGAACCAATACAAGGATTTTTCACCCTTTCGGAACGAATCTACTTTTGCCGAAATTTCACTATCATTGAAGTGTTTAAAAATCGGTAAATTGCGAACATTGTTTTCTACATTTGTCATAATTTTTATTTTAAATTGTTTGAGATATTTGATTTTACTTTATTGATATTCGATATTAATCTATCTTTTACTATATCATTGGCTGATAGTTTTGCAGATATTTCATTAATATTTGGAAGATATTTTTTGTCAATTTCAGAGAGAGATTGTTTTTTACTTGCAATTTGTGATTGAATGGATTTTAATTGCTTTTCTAAGGAATTGATATCTGAACTTAATGTATTCGTTTCAGAATTTTTTTTGCTAGTTAAGTCGGAAATTTTGTTTTGCCCATCAGACCTGAATCCTGAATGAACTTTGGTGAGTTCTGATATATAATATTCTGCTTGATTTAGCAATGATTGTTTAGATACATTGCTATCCATTGCTTGCGCCATTTCAATTGCCATTTGATAAACTTGTGGATTATCAATACCAGCTTTACTTACAGATCTGAAGAATTCATAGAAGTCATAACCAGGCTGGTTTAATTTTGCAAAGCCATTATCATAAACTTCTACGATTTTATCCAAAAATTTATTAACATCAGGAATATTTGATGTGACAACGTTTGCTTCCGGAAATTTCATATCATTAGATGGAAAAATTGTTTCATTTTCATTTGGAAATGTTGTTTCACTTGGAAACGTTGTTTCGGTTGGAAACGTTGTTTCTGATGTTTTTGTTTTTGTAAAAACTGTTTTTTGAGGCTCGGCTTGTTTTGCTGAACCTTCATTCTGAATGAAGAAAGTTTTGAAACTCATTTTTTCGCTTTTTATGTTAATATTTTGAATTATAAAAGTATAACTTATTTTTTTATAAAAAAAATTTAATTAGAAATTTCTTCATCAGATTTTAATTCTTCATCACCAACTTCATCACCAATCTGCTCTTTAAGAACGTTTTCTACAAATTCTTTTTCTTTTTTTTCTTTTTTTTCTTTGAAAATAGGAACCAAATAGTCGATCACATATTCAAACCTTTCGGCATTATTTTTAAATTCCCATTCACTTACTGAAAGTATATCAATATCATATAGTTTGGATAAAATTTCATAATCTGTCATAATTTTTGGAGATTCGTCAACTTTTATCACATTTTCTGTAATAAGAACAGTTTTTTCAAATCTTAATGTTGCAGTATATGAAATGTTATTATCCGTCAAAAATACATCCATTCGATCTTGCTCTAACGAAGATATGTTAATTTTACAAACAAAGGGTTTATCGTCAACTTTAATCCAAGTTTCTTGATCAATCAAATGTCCGATAACATTATTAATTTCTGAATCAAAGTCAAAATCTCTTTTTTCATATTCAACTTTACTTTCAAAATAATCTTTTAAAAGTTTAATTAAATCGTTATCATATTTTAATAGGAATTCTTCCCTTTCCTTTTCTCGTTCTTTCATTTGTTCTATAATCTTACCAAGAAGTTCGTTCTGATGCTCTTTATATTTTTCTTTTTCTGCTTCTTTGTAAGCTTCTGGATCTTTCATATATAATAAAGCATCTTTCACTTCTAAAATTCTATATTTATTTTTAATTTTTTCAATAAACTTTGAAAATTTAGACGCTTCTGAAAGTTTATTGTTAAGTTTTTCTTTTAATATATTGGTATCAAATTCTTTTGTGAAGAAAATTGCCGGTGCAAATTTTTCAATTTCTACCGCGCATTCTTTAATCAATTCTTCTATAATTATAGTTGGTGAAAATTCCAATGTGTCAGAATTCAATTTGGAACCATTTTTTATTAAATAAATAAGGTGTCCATTGGGTTCTTCTGTCCTAATTAGATGATAATTATAAGAAGTATCCGATGTAAATAAATTCAATAGTCGTTTTTTCTTGTCGCTCATATTAGTCTTGTTTTGATTGTAAAAATTATTCGTTGGCGTGATATAAAATCATTGCGCCAGATTCTAAAATTATTGGATCTTTAATTAAAATATCCTCCATACGATCCCCAATGTCAAATCCATCAATATTCCCAGCGTTGCCGCTATCGCATAGTGTATCAGAGTAAACATAATATAATTCTTTTTTAGCTTCTTCTAATGTTTCTGCTAATGCTAATAGTACATCATATTCTGTTGTCCAAATATATAATTTTTTCATATTTTTTTAAATTGTATATGTCACAAAGATAATATTAAAAATCATATAAAAAAATTTTGAAAATATTTTCAATTAAAGGATTAGGAGGAACATAAAAATTTTATATATACAAATAAAAAAGAAGTTTATGCTATTAAGTAAAAAAGTGTGGATAAAATCCGGGTCAATTAATTTTAAGTATTTTAAAAATCTTGGCTATGATATTGAATATTCAAAAGAACTATTTGAAGTTAATATTGAAGATTTATCGAAAGGTAGTAATGTAATAGTTGATGTTAAATGTGATTATTGTAATGAAATTTTGCATATACCTTATAGAAGATATATAAAATATACTACTGTGTGTGAAAAATATGCATGTTCTAAAATTGAGTGCTCAAATCAAAAAATAAAAGATGTTTGCATGATAAAATATGGTGTTGAGAATCCGTTTCAGGCAAATTTTGTTAAAGAAAAATCAAAAAACACATTTAATAAAAAGTACGGTGTTAATCATCAAATGAAAATAAGTGAAGTAAAGGAAAAAATTAAAAAAACTTGCTTAGAGAGATATGGAGTTGAAAATCCGAATCAATGTGATGATGTTCAAAGTAAAAGAAAGAATACATGTCTTTTAAAGTATGGAGTAGATCATGATAATAAATTAGATAAGCAAAAAGAGAAAAGAAAAAAGACCAGAATTAAAAAAGGTATGCAATTGCCAGATAATCTATTAAAGCCTTATTTTTTATATAGAAGACAAATTGATAATATATCAGATGGTCTAAAAATAGAACTTCTAAAAACATGGGATGGTTTCGATTATTATGATAATGAATATATTAAAGATTATTTTAGTTTAAATTCAAATGATAAAAATTATCCAACATTAGATCATAAAATAAGTGTTATTTATGGTTTTCTAAATAATATTTCAACTGATAAAATTGCATCTTTAGATAATTTGTGTTTTACAAAAAATAAATTAAATGCGCAAAAAGGTAGTTTAAATGAACACGAATATAAAATAAAAAACCAAACTTGAGAGTTTGGTTTTTCATTTTATGAGTTTGGTTTTTATTAATCTTGTTTACCAATATTATCAATTTGCTTAACTCTTCCATTATCATGTGCGACTGGACATTTAGATGCGGTTGATAAAATTAAAGTTTTAGTTCTAATTTTAGAAAAATCCAAACTATCTGTGTATCCGTCAGTTAGTATCACTAAGTTGTACATATATATTTTATTCTTTTTATCAGCAATGAAGTCGAGTCCAGGATTTAAGGAAGTGCCACCGAGGCCCTTTATTTTCATTTTTTCAAGTTCTTTTTTTTCTTTAATTTTAAGAACCTGCTGAATTTGTGCATCACATTGAATAAGATTCATTTGAATATCATTCTGAAAAATATAGGAAAGAACTTTTTCAAATTCTCCGCCCATACTTCCACTAGTATCAAGAAGAACATTAATTTCATTCTTGTATTTTTTGTTGCCTTTTAATCCGTCGATTCCTCTACGATTAGGACGAACAATGGTTTTTTGTTTTTTAGATCCAAAAATGTGACTACTCATGGCTCTTTTGATCTCTCTTAAATAATCTTTTCTGGTTTTACGAAGTTTATTAAGAATTGCCTCGACATCACCAGATGTTAAACCACGATTCTTGAGTTTAGTCATAATGCTTTCAACAATTTCTCTTTTTAATTCTTGAGGAATATCATCACCTAAATGTGCATCAAGTGTGTTTTGTTCTTCTCTTTCTTCACCTTCAAAAATAGTGTCAAGTGAATACATTTCTGTATCATTTTTACCATATTTACCATATCTATCATTGCCAGAAGTATCTTTTTGACCCTGGCGAGATTTATTATTATTATTTTCATGTCCACAATTTGGACATTTGTTATTGGAATTACCATCGTCGCCATCATCACCATCTGATTGATCACCGGGCCCCTGTCCCTGATTTTTATCTGGCTGACCTTTCTGATTTTTGTCGTTTTTGTCGGATTTACCTTTTCCTGACTTATCAGACTGACTTTTTGACTGACTTTTATCATCAGAACCTGACTGACCTGACTGACCTGATTGACCTTGTTCATCTTGATCTTTTGAATCTTGATTTGGCATAGGACAACCACAATTAGGACATTTATTAGACTCTTTTTTCATCTGCTGAATCTTGTCCTTATTTTTTTCCTGCCATTCACGTTTTTTATTAACAAACCATTCATATAAATCTTCGAAAATAGGTTCACCTTTGTATTCTTTTGGAATAAAAAGCGCACTATTTTTTTTGAACATATTTTTTGGAATATCAATAAAAGGATTGGTTCCAGTACCAAGTCCCTGCTTTTTCATGATGTCATCGTGGATAACCTGATTGATAATCATATCTTGTACAACGTTTGCAGAACGTGCATTATAACCAACACTTCTTTTGATATGATCAAAAAGAATATGAAATTCTTCATGAATCAAAAGAAAATTAATTTCTGGTTGAGGAAGTTTATCAATGAATTCCCGATCCCAATAAAAATTCATACCAGCAGACGTGACATTTACACCTGCCGTTGGAATATAAGGATTGTTTTTTGATTCGAAAAAATTTATAAAAAGGGCAAATTCACCATAATAAGGCAAATTACCGGTCGCCATCATAGCCACGATAGCTTCTGTGAGCTTTTCGTGCATCCTATCAGGAAGTACATATTTATAAAAATCAATCATTTGTTTATTTTTGTTTGTAGCATTACAAAATTAATAAAATTTTCTAAATAAAAAAATTGGGATGAGGAGTTTTAAATTAACATTGATTGGCTTATTCTGCGCCATTGTCTATATCTTGAAACTTTTTAAATACTTTCTTTTTGACAATATTTCTACCCTTTTTTATCTGAGATTTAATAGTAGAAAGATTGATATTCAATTCTTCGGAAATTTCTTTATAAGCCATTCCTTCTATTTCCCTCATAATTAAAACTCTCTTATATTTAATGTCTTTTTCAGGCAAACCATAAATAACTTCTTTGATAAGATCTGCTTTTTTAACAAAAATATTATATTCATCAATGTTTCTTTTACCATCATCATAAGGAATTAAGTTTGATAAATGAAATTTTTCTGCAATTTCCTTATCTAATGAATTAGTAGGAATTCTTTGGCTGTTTTTATGTGCCTTTTTAACAATATTTTCAGCAATCTTGTAAATCCATGTGTTGACTTGTGCGCCACCTTCTTCGGGTCTTTTATAAGTATTAATATTTAATAATGCTTGAATAAACGCATCTTCTACATGATCTTCAGCTACTTCTGCATTTTTGGTATACCTGGTTATATACCACATTAATTTTGGTTTGTGAGTTTTATAGAAAGTTTGAAAATTAGTACCAGTTCTTTCTTCAAATTGTTTTTCAAGTTCGTTGATTTTATCTATTTTTCTCATACTTGTGGTTATATTTAAACATTTATATAGTAAATAAGCATAGTTTTGTTTGCCTATTTATAGAATTAATTGAAATTTATTTTCATAAAAAGTTGTGAAAATATATTTACAAATAGCGGGCCAGAATTAATCATTTTAATCTTTCATTTTGATTATATTCCTTTGTTTTTTTAGTCATATCAGGTTTAAATATAGATATACATAAAGCAAATAATAGGAGGAACAGAATCACTCCTATTAAAGATGCTAATATTATTTTAACCTGACCATTTTTTCCCATATCCTAAAGTTTTTCAAGAGCTTCAATAATCCTTCTAGATTCTCTTGCGATAACTGAAGTGTCCTGATCTTTGAATAATTCAACATAAGCATTATACAAGATTTTTGAATTGATTGTGAAATCCGGAATTTTATCAAGTTTATCAGAAATTATGTTTGATAATGTCGAGTAGTTTTTCCTGAAACCATAATCATACATGAGTTTTTTACCCAAGGCACGAAGTTTCAATTCAACTGTTTTAATCAGTTTACCTTTTTCATCAAACATAATAGTTTTTGCAAAATTAATTATGGTAACATCTTTGTTTTTAAGATCTTCAATAGTTTTGACATGAAAATCAATATCCATATTAAAATTGATCAAATTGTCAGAAAATGATTTAATTTTGTCTGGTAAGGAAGCTTTATAATGCTTGTTGCTGAAGTTTGTTAGAATGGTGTAAGATTTTGGATATTTGTTTTTGTCAATTCTAACTAATCCAACACTCATTGATAATGCTTTGGATTTGTCGGTGGAATTAACAATACTGATGATTTTCTCATATCTTTCATTATCGATGAACAGTTCATCACCTTGGAGGCGGATTTCCTGAACCCCACTTGCGGCGCGAAGCGAATATTTTTCAGGAGTAAAATACTTCTGAATTTCAGATAAAATGGATTTAGAAAAATTTGTGAAGTCAAAATTGTAATAAATTTTGGAGATTTCTACTCTACAAATTTCACGACCATCATATTTAGTGATCAAAAAACCATTTTCAACTTTGTTTTCAAATTTATCGAGGTCTTCTGTAATTTTGATAGAATCAAATTCTTTACTAACGGCAATTCCTCTTCCAGTGTAATATCTGTTAATCATGGTTTTTTGTTTTTAATTTGATAAAACAAATATACTACTTTTATTTGAAATAAAAAAATTATTCAGAAATTGATTTTCTACGAATAACATTACTTCTATGTTTAATTATACCAGCAATTGTAATTAATGCAATAGAACAAATGCAGCCTAAAGATATTAAGATAAAGTTTATCATTTGGATTTTGTTTTTAATTTGATAATACAAATATACAGTAATTTATTAAAATAAAAAAATATTGTTGTCTATTTTGCATGATTTTTGGCTTTTTTTCTAAAAAATATATTAATATATAAGAAATATAAATATAGAAAAAAATCATCAAAAGTGAAATTTTTTTACAAAAATATTTAATATATACCTAAAAAATAATTTTAAATTATGCCAATTAAAGACAAAGATTTCGGAAAATACAAAAGGCCAGATATCTTCATAGAAGAAATTGACGCTAGTGTTATCGAACTTCCAATTCAAGAAGTTCTTATAAATTTAATTCCTGGTTTTTCGAAAAAAGGACCCATCAACGCTCCTATTTACGTTACGAATCCATTCGATTTTACATCAATTTTTGGAGACGATGATAGAAGATTAGAAAACAGAGGATCATTCTTTCACAAAACATGTAAGCAAATGCTAAAAAACGGTCCAATATGGGCCTTGAATCTTTTAGCTACAGATCCAAATAGAGATAAAGTTGACTGGCAATCAATTTCGGTTTCAGCACAATATTTAAATGGTGAAGTTAAAAGATCTGCATATGAATTGTTTTTCAACCGTCAAGCGTTTTGGGAAAGAGATTCGGACGCATTTTTAAATGTTGTTAAAGCAAATAATTTTGGAGTAGACGACAATCAACGACTTTTCCATATCACAAACATGGGCGATAAAGATATTACCGTGTTTATGTATAAATCTGATATTCCTGGATTTGATGTTACCGCTGAAGAATGGTATGGTGACAGAACAAAAGTTCCTGGCTATATTGATTTTAGAGATTGGATTTCAGATTATCTTGTTACTGTTGTAGTATTAGCTGGTGACTGGTCAGATTATAAAACTTTAAGTAATGATAGTACATTTCAAAACTTTTTCAATAAAGACGGTCTAATCAAAGGAGAAGCCGAAAACTTTTACAATGAGAGAACGGTTACCATTCTCGGTAGATATGACGTTTCCTTGATACCATATTTCAAAGATTTAAATGATAGAGATATGTATATCAAAAACGTTATCAATAATAATACTGATAAAACTGGTTTGTTCTGTACTTATAATGAAAATTCGTTATTAGAGGCAGATTTTAAACTTGGCAACCTTGATATTATCGGAGATGTTCTTGTTGGATCCGGTATCTCTAGCATAAAATTTATGTCATATGATACTACACTTACGGAAACAACAACATATGCACAAAAATATCTTGATTCAAGTAATAATGTTATAACTACAGTTTTTGACAGTTATACCCACAGTTATTTATCAACTGGTGGAGATAATAGGTCTGGTTCTTTTATGAACGGAAATTTCTTTGGTATATCATATAATTCAGGTGCAACTGTTGCAACCGCGAGTGGTTGTACTCTTGAATTCGTTGGTTCATCTTTAAATTATTATGTCGTTAATGGTACCATGATATCAGGATTTACCACCGCTACAAATGGGCAAGTTTCATTGGATAGTGTAACAACTTATCTTGGATCAAGGTACGATGTTCTTTATATGACAAATCTTAACGATATTAATATATTATATGGTTCTGCATCAGAAACATATGATGAAGCAATTAAGCCAGATTATACCTATAGTACAGATAGCACTGTTATACTTGGATATGTTTATCATCAAAAATCAGGAGCCACCTACAATTTAGCATATTATCCTGTAACTGTTAGTAAAAATAACGCATTCCATTCTGGATATGTTCCTTATGATGACGTTACCTATAGAAGTGGCTATGAAACATATGTAACTGATGGTGCTGACACACTTGGCACATATTTGAATATTGAATTTAAGGGTACATCCGGACAAACAGGTGCATATAACGATTATCAATATCTCAGAACAATACAAGCATTTTATGAAATGTATGACAGAATAACTGAACAAAGTGTTTTAGTTCAATCTGGCTCAACTGGTAGTTTTGGTGTTGGTAGCGGTACTGGTAATAAAGTACCAATTACCGCAATAGTACCAGTAGATGCTACTTCAACATCAAATGCAAGTATTAAATTGTATTGCGATAATGCAGTTTATTGTCACGATGGTAATAGTTTTATAATATATTATATAGATAATGAATTTTTGTTACACGATAGTTCAATTAATACAAGCGGTCTTAAAACCAGATATAATCTTCTTTTAGATCCAACTGATCCTACATCTAAAATTGGTATAGTAGCAAAATATTCTCAATTTTATCAAGACTATTATAATGGCGTTATAGAGAACTTGGATTGTTTCTATGTTAATAACGCTAGCGGATTAACAACTAATAAAGTATATCTTGACATGTTCATTGACACTAATAGTTTATTAACTGTCAATTTCTTGTCCGCTTTTGAACCTCCAGTAGAATACGATGTTGTTGCAGCTGATTGGGTAAATTCAGCAAAATATAATAAGCAATTAATCATCCATTCAAATAGATCGAATTGGGAGCAATCTGTCGAAATTGAAGATTGGTTTGGTGAAGATATTAACTCTTGCCAGCAAATCTGGGTAGATAAAAATAGATATTCAGAAGTTACCAAAGGCAATTATTTAGCAGCCTATTATGATGTTGATTACTGGTCAGCACCGAGTGGACCCGGCTACTTAGAAGGATCTGTTCCTAGAAAAATGACTAGAATCGTTAAAGTAAAGAATGATCCTAATAACATGGATTTGAAAATTCTTTATACCGATGCTCCTATTAAAATAGTTGACTTTGATATAGCTACCGGTACAACTAGAATTGATTATCAAACATTTACTTATCCGATAGTTGAGACTTATGTTACTGAATATAAAGCTTTGATGCTTGAACCATTTGTTGTGCATCCTGATTCTATACCTAATGGTACAGATGAAAGACAATCAGCTATACTTGATATTATCTCTAAAGACACCAACCTTGCAAAAGCATTGGCTGATAAAAACAGAATTTCTTGGAGATACCTAGTCGATTCATTTGGATTAGGACTTGAACCAATGGAAGGTTATGGCTCGAAACAACAATTAGCTGACCTTTGCGGTATGAAGCTCAATTGCCTTGGATTTATTAATATGCCGAGCGCTAGAATATTTAGGGAATCAACTAATCCATCATTCACCAATGACGATGGCTCGCTTAATCTTGAATTTGTAAAATTAGGCGCGGACGATTCTAAAAATCCAGATTACTACTATCAATTTGCACAAAAACACGGTGATATCGATGGTAGAAGCTGTGTAGGTTATTTCTTCCCATATGTTAGAATATATGATAATGGTATGCCAAAATGGGTTCCACCGTCATCATATGCCGCAACAACATACATGCGTAAATTTACAGCTAATGTTGCTGGTATAGTACCTTGGACCATTTGTGCTGGTATAACCAATGGTAGAGTCGAAAATATCACTAAAACAGAAATGGACTTTACTGGTACAGATCTTGAATACTTACATCAAATGAATGCAAACCCAATTGTTTATAAATTAAACAATGGATATTGCATCAATGATGACGCTACCGCACAAGTATATCCATATAGTTCACTTAGCTTCTTACATTCGAGAGAAGTACTTATTGAGCTTGAAAATCAATTGTACGATATGCTTCTTAGATATCAATGGCAGTTTAATACACCTGAAATAAGGGCAGAAATTAAATATAGGGCCGATAAAATATGTAAAGATTTGTTAGATAACGACGCTTTATATGATTTCTGGAACATTTGTGACGAAACCAATAACACAGATTATGTGATAGACCTCCAGATAGGCGTTCTTGATACCTATGTTGAAATTATTAAAGGTATGGGAATTATTGTTAACAACATTACAATTATGAAAAAAGGTGACATTCAATCTAAAGGATTCAAATAAAACCTGGTGGGATTTAATAAAAAAGGGGTGAGAATTTATTTTCGCCCCTTTTTTTATTTTAAATAAACTTCGGTTTTTTATTTTTATATATAGGAGTAAAAGATACTCAATAAGATATGGAACACTATGAAATAAAGCAATTAATTAAAGAAAAAAATAATAAAGGCGGTGTGATGTATAATGAAAAATATTTAAAAAATCATTATACTGAAATTTATAATGCAGTTGTAAATTATTCAATTGAAAATAATTTAATTATGTCATTTAATCAGAAAGTTTATCATTATTTACATGATATTAAAAATGATAGTATTAAATGTGCTAATTCAAATTGTAATAATTTCGTCAAATATAAAAATTCAACTATTGGTTATTATAAATATTGCTCTAACAGATGTGTAGGCTCAGATCCAAAAATGATAAAACAAAAAGAAGATAAATCATTTGAAAAATTTGGAACCAGAACTCCAGCAGAATCAGATATTGTAAAGCAAAAAATGATAAATACAAATATTGAAAAATATGGTACAGCATATCCTTTTAGTATTAAAAAAAATTCTGCTAAAATGTTAATTGAATATGATGTAGATAATGTATCACAAATTGATTTTATCAAAGAAAAAGTAAGAAAAACTAAATTAGAGAAATATGGCGATAGTGGATACAACAATATCGAAAAAATAAAAGAAACTAATATTGAAAAATATGGCGTAAAATATATTTTTCAATGTGAAAATGTTAAAAGAAAAATAAAAAATAATTTTTTAGATAAATATGGATTTGAATATGCATCTCAAAGTGATATCGTAAAAGATAAGATGAAAGAAACTATGTTAAAATTGTATAACTGTGAAAATCCATCACAATCTAAATATATTCAAAGTATAAAGAGAATTAATAAAATAAATAAAACTATTGAAAAATATCAAAACTTAAATATTATTAATGTCGATTATGAGAATAAAAAATTCAAATTCAAATGTGAGAGAAATCATATTTATGAAATTTCATTTGAATTATTTCAAAATAGAAAAAGAATAAAAACCGAAATTTGCACAGAATGCAATCCTGTTAATTCTTCTAACATTAGTGGAAAACAATTACAACTTCAGCAATTTATTAAAAATAATTATAAAGGAGATATAATTTTTAACGATAGGATATTATTAAAACCATATGAATTGGATATTTATCTACCAAAATTAAAAATAGGATTCGAATTTAATGGAATTCATTGGCACAGTGAAGAATTCGTTGAAAATGATTACCATTACAAAAAAACCGAATTAGCAGAAAATAATAATATACAGTTAATTCACATTTATGAAGATGATTGGACTTATAAACAAGATATAATTAAATCTAGAATACTTAATCTTCTTAATTTAACTAAAAATAAAATTTATGCTAGAAAATGTGAAATTAAAGAATTTTCTGATAATGATATGATAAGAAAATTTTTAGAAGATAATCATATTCAAGGATTTATTGGATCACAAGTAAAAATTGGATTATTTTATAATACCGAATTGGTTAGTTTGATGATGTTTGGTAAGCAAAGAAAAAATATGGGAATTAAAAGTTTACCAGATACTTATGAGCTGTTGAGATTTTGTAATAAATTAGAGTCTAACGTTGTAGGCGCCGCATCAAAATTATTTAAATATTTTATAGATAAATACAGTCCCATAGAGATTATTAGCTATGCTGATAGAAGCTGGAGTCAAGGTGATTTATATAAACAATTAGGGTTTGAATTTGTATATAAAACACAGGCGAATTATTTTTATGTTATTGACGGCATACGAAAAAATCGTTTTAATTTTAGAAAAGATGTTTTGATTAAAGAAGGATTTGATCCAAATAAATCAGAGCGTGAAATTATGTTAGAACGGAAAATTTATAGGATTTATGACTCTGGTCAATTAAAATTTATATATAAAAGAAAGATATAATATGAACGAATATAACGAAAGATGGACTAGAGAAAAGTTTGTAGAATATAGAAAGTTAAAAAGAAATGGCTATACGCATCAACAATTAAAAGAGCATTTTGGTGATGATATCTGGTATTCTGGATTATATAATAAAAATGCAAATATTTTGCCATGGTTAAATTTTATCAATGAGATAAAAATAAATCCAGTAGAAATACCATATTCATTTTGGAATAGAAATAGTTTATTTTATAAAGGAAATCTGGATTACTTTACCGAGTTCGAAACAGATAATGAAGTAAAGTATATTCTTTGTTTAATGTATTATTTGGTTAATGGTGTACCTACATATAATGTTATTTTTTCTACGGAATGGCAATTTAAAAAATATGACTTAGAATTAAGAAATATGTTAAAAAAAGGTACAATTACTGAAGAAGAAAGAGACTATCTTAAATCGATTTTTGAAAAGGAAACTAATTATAATGATATTTATAATTTAATGAAAAGAATATCGTTTATAATTTTAGATATGTATAATAGATATTTAATTGGAAATATTTTATCAATTGGAGACACGGATAATAAAAGAAAAATAAATTTATATAGAAATATAATAAAAGATTCTTTTGAAAATATTAAAGAAGAGGAGGTGTTAGATGAAATGAAAAATAAATATTATTTGTATAAAATATTATGATCATGAGTTTATAAAGTTGCGAATATTTTTATATTTTATAATTTATATTTATAAATTAAATTTCCAGAATCGTAAATTCTATAAATTTTTCGTTCTAACATAATTTCATGTTCAGTTTTATTAATATCAAACCCTTCTTTAACTAATTTATCTTTTCTGAAATTAAATCTATGATGCCTAATTCCATCAATAATATAGTAATAATTCGGTTCAGTTTTACCTTTAAACTCAAATTCTAAAGTTTCATATAATTTTCCTTGACTAATTGATCTATCTGCATAAGTTGTAATTTCTACCGGATTATAATGACTAACAAAATATTTGAATAATTTACTAGCGCCACCTATTATATTAGTGTTTAGTTTATTGCAAAATCTAAGCAATTCATATTCACCTTGATTAGTTACCTTTTTACCCATTGCAATTCTACGATTACCGAATGCCATTAAGCTCACCAATTCACCATTATAATAAAGTCCAACCTTAACTTTAGACCCAATAAATCCCTGTATATGATTTTTATCAAGAAATTCTCGAATTAATTTGTTATCATCAATTTCCTTAATTTCACATTTTCTTGCATAAATTCTTTCAGTTATTTTACCTAATTTATTTAAAATCATAGATTTTACGATTGGTTGTTTATAAATCCAATCATCTTCATAAATATGAATTAGTTGTATTCCATATTTTTCACACAATTCTGTTTTATTTAAATGATAATTATTTTCTTTATTTAATTCATTATGCCAATATAATCCATTAAATTCAAAAGCTAATTTTAATTCAGGAATATAAACATCTAATTCTAATGGTGTTATTATCGATCTTGTATTATGTTCTGATTTTAAATCATTAAATTCGTCAAATAATTCTAGGAAATTTTTTTCAGAAATAGATGTGAATTTTGTATTACATGTTGTACACAATGGTAAATTTGCTTTTTTACGGTTTTGAAAAAGATCCATAGAAATTTCAAAATTGTGATCTTCACCAAAATCACATTTGAATGTCATTTTTTTATTATTATAATCTAAACTTATTAAATTTTCATATTTGGAAAAATTTTTATCTCTTATGGATTTATAATATTTTTTACGAACATCTTCATTTTGCGCAGGATAATATACACCCAATCTTTCAAAATTTGTTTTTTTCATTTTTTCTTGTATGACAATGGATTGTGTTGCATGTTTTACACCATACTTAATTATATTTGTTTTATATGTTTTTTCTTTTATTTCTTTGTTTTTTTGCACATTATCAACACCGTATTTTTTTATTAGAGATTCTTTTGTTTTATTGATTACCTTTTGATCATTGTGAGCACATTTTGAACTACAATGATTACTATACCCATTAGTAAAACTTATAAAAAATAGAGATTTACCACAATTACACACCTTAATAAAAGGTATATTGTGATAGTAATGATACATCTGTTCTTTGAATTTTAAATTTTCTAAATTATATTTTTTAGAGTATTCTAAAATTTTATTATAAAGAGATTTATAATATTTTTTTATATAAGATAATTTGAAAATTTTACCAGATTTATCATTCAATTTTAATAAAGTTTCTATGTCCATAGTTAGATTACTATTTATTTACCTATTATATATATAAATATTTTTTTATGGTTTTTTATTTTTTTCATAAAAAACGCATAAAATATAGTAAATTCAAGGAAAATATTTTTTTATGTCTGGTTTATAGAGTGGATGAAATATTATTAAATATATATAAAAAAATAATGTAAAAAATATGCCATTAGCTCACTTCAATCAAATAGATTCACACCATGAAAAATGGGAACCTATTTACAAGAATCTGTACGAAGCTACGATTATATTACCAACCGTGCTTCAATCAATTCATCCAAATGCAACTCATCTGCTTATGGAAAATTGCAAAACAGCGCAATTCCCACCATATCCGGATTTACAGAATGCTACTCAAAAATTTAAATACTCAACCAGAGTATTCTTAATGCTCCCGGCACAAACACATATCTCGGATTTGACTCTTACTTTTAACCTTAACCAAAATGCCGATTATCAAGTTTTTTGCTTCAAAATGCTGAAAGACTGGTACGACCTCGGTTGGAACAACGAAACCGGAACACTTCACTATAAGAAAAACCTCTGTGGAGATATTATAATTCATCAGCATGATAAGGAAGGTAAAGTTATCCGTAGAGTCACCTATCATAACGCCATGATGAATAAATTCTCAGGAGTAGAAGAACTCGCATGGGAAGATACTACATCAATCTTAGAC